GTAACAAAGGGTTAGGAAATAAACTAAGCGAATTTATATGAGCAGACCAAAGGGAACTACAAACAAGTTCACTGCAACCGCTAAGCAAGCATTCAATCTAGCGTTTCAGGGCATGGGCGGCATTGAGAAGCTGACTGAATGGGGCGCAGAGCATCCGACCGAGTTTTTCAAGCTCTACGCTCGCCTGATCCCTGTAGACACAGTGCATTCAGGCTCGATAGAGCATCGCAATATAGAGGTTGATTTTGACGGCAGCAAGGCAGACGACAAGAGCGAGCTTCCCGCCGAAACTCCGACCATTAACTGAACCCAGACGATACAAGATCCTCTACGGAGGCCGGGGCTCAACGAAGTCCTGGTCCGTTGCGAGGATGTTGCTTATCAAGGGGGCGAACGGGCCGCTAAGGATTCTCTGTACTCGAGAGATACAGAACACGATTGCCGACTCGGTTCATCAACTGTTAAGGGACCAGATTGGTGAGCTAGAGCTCGAGGGCTTCTATGAGGTCACTAAGAACGAGATCACTGGGGCGAACGGGACGCAGTTCTTATTCACAGGGCTTAGGACCCAAGACGTTGCGAAGATCAAGTCATTCGAGGGCGTTGATATTGTTTGGGTTGAGGAAGCTCAGGTCGTATCAAGGAAGTCGTGGGAAATCCTTATCCCGACGATTCGGAAGGAAGGATCTGAGATATGGGTCACGTTTAATCCTGAACTGGATACAGACGAGACATATCAAAGGTTCGTTGTTCATACCCCAGAGAACGCGGTACTGCTCAAGCTGAACTACACGGACAATCCGTGGTTTCCTGAAGTGCTTGAGCAAGAGCGGCTAGCCCTTAAGGCGAGAGATCCCGAAGCTTACGATAACGTGTGGGAAGGTAATTGCCGATCAGCGGTTGAAGGCGCAATCTACGCTAAGGAAGTAGCCCTGGCGATTGAGAAGAAACGCATTAGACCCATGCCTCACGACCCTGAGTTACTGACTCACTGTGTATGGGATCTCGGCTGGAACGACCAGATGACGATCATCATGGTTCAGAAGGTTGCGAGTAGCCTGATGGTCATTGACTACATAGAGGACTCGCACCGAACCTACGATAGCTACGTGAAGGAGCTGGAGTCTAAGCCCTATCGATGGGGCAAGGACTATCTGCCTCACGATGGCAAGCACAAGAACCCGCAGACTGGCAAGAGCGCACAAGACGTACTGAAGGCTTTAGGCCGGGATGTAGAGATCGTGCCTGATATTGGCATTGAGGCAGGAATCAAATTGGCCAGGCAGACTTTCTCTCGCATCTTCTTAGATGAGGATAAGACGGGAAGGCTGATCGAGTGTCTGAGACGCTACAAGCGCCAGATCAATCAAGCTACTAACGAACCAGGAGCGCCACTACATGACCAGCACTCGCACGGCTCAGATGCTTTCAGGTATATGGCTGTAGTGGCCGACCAGATGAAAAACGAGCAGGCGCACACCCCAGATCCTTACGGCGGCTTTAAAGGCTGGTCCGGTTAATGCCTAAGCGAACAAAGAAAGAGACTGAGGCCGATCGCAAGCTCATCAGGCGTGTGCGTGATCGTTACAAGGTCATGTCCGAGGCCGACCAAGAGAACCGAGAGTTGGCGTTAGAGGATCTCAGGTTCGTTAACGTCCCAGGCGAGCAGTGGGACGACAACATGACTCAGAACCGTGGCGACAGGCCGTGCTATGAGTTCAACAAGCTGAGGCCGGCAGGCAAGAGAGTAATCAACGAGATCCGTGCTAATCGTCCTGCGGGGAAGGTACGGGCAGTTGAAGGGGGCGATAAGAACACAGCCGAGCTCTACGAGGGCCTGATCCGAAACATCTGGAACATATCGGATGGCGATACGGTTGTGGATCATGCGGCTGAGTACTTAGTCGACGCAGGCATGGCCGCCTGGCAGATCGATACTGAGTACTCAAGTGATTCGGCGTTCGACCAAGACATAATCGTTAGGGCGATCAAGAACCCGTTTTGTCTTTTTTCCGATCCGAGCAGCCAGGACTTTCTCAAGCGTGATGCCGATGACTGGATTCTGACAGAGAAGATATCCAAGGCGTCTTTTGAGGAGAGATACCCCGACGCCAACCCAGTTAGCTTCGATGATGTTATCTTTGAGGACGAGGACGACTGGAAGAGCGAAGAGCAAGTACGTATTGCTCTGTACGACTACAAAGAGCCCGCCGAGAAAGACCTGTGGTTATTCACGGTACCTGATGGCGAAGGCTCTAAGCAGATTGTGGTCGACTCTGAATCTGATGAGGGTCAAGCCTTAGCAGAGCAAGGCGTTCAGCCAGAACGGACACGGCTCGTCAAGTACCACAAGATCATGCGAGTGATTATCTCTGGTGATGCGGTGCTAGAGCAGCCTGTGGAACTAGCGGGCTCTCAGCATCGCTACGTTCAAGTCCACGGCGAATACAAGGTAGTCGACGGCAAGAGTTTATGGTGGGGCCTGCATCGCTTCTCCAAGGACGCTCAGCGGTCCTACAACGTCTCACGTACAGCAATAGACGAGACGATAGCTGGTGCACCTAGAGCTAAATGGTGGGCGACACCAGAACAAGCAGAGGGCTTAACGAACCAATGGGCGACCGCTCACGATCAGAATCGCCCGTTCATGCTGTACAACCCGGACCCCTCAACAGGGGGTGCGCCCCCGCAACGAATGGGAGGGGCCGACGTTCCCGTTGCTCTGATGCAACAAGCGGTTATTGCGTCTGATGACATACGAGATACCTCGGGCTTGCACGAAGCCTCATTCGGTGAGGAGTCGGGCGAGAAGTCGGGAATTGCACTAGCGAGAAAGCAAAGTCAGGCTCAGATCGTCACATACAATTTCCCCGACAACATGGCGAAGGGTATCAGGCGAACGTGGGAGATCCTCATTGACCTGATCCCCGAGATATACGACGCAGAGCGTGAGATTAGAATTCTAGGCTCTGATGGAACGGAGAGTTACGAGACGATCAACCAATTCGTTGAGGACGAGAACGGGGACACTATACGCATCAACGATATGTCGGCTGGCAAATACGACGTAACGATCACCACAGGTCCGAGCTTCAGCACGTTGAGGCAGGAAGCGGCCGAGGTTTACGGCCAGATTGCGGGGCAGAATCCTGAGTTGATGCAAGTCGCTGGAGACCTGGTATTCAAGTCGCTCGATTTCCCCTACGCCGAGGATATCGCAGAACGGTGGCAAGCTATCCTGCCGCCGCAGATTCAGCAGTTAATCAACTCGGATTCTGAAATACCGCCTGAAGTGCAACAGATGATGCAACAGGCCGAAATGGCTATGCAGCAAGTCCAAGAGCAGGGCCAGCTAGTTCAAGCGGCCGCGGCAGAGGTCGAGGAAGAAAAGAACGTTGCCGAGAAGACCAAGCTCGAGATTCAAGTTGCCCTAGCTGATATGGAAGCTAAGAAGACGGCTTTTGAGGCTGAGATCACGAAGAAACTCGCCGAGCTCACGCTGAAGAAAGCCGATCAGACAGCCGAAGGCTTGGGGGAGACCCGAGAGGGCTTGTCGAACGAGTTGAACCAGGCAATGGCTGAGATACAGAAGCTCGTTGCCGAGTTCATGCAGGCGTCGGTACAAACCCTTGCCGAGATACAGGGCAAGAATCAGCCGCAGGTAGTATTTGCGCCCACGCCAAAGGTGACGAAGCTCAGAGCCAAGCGAGAGAACGGCGAGTTGGTAGCTATCCCTGAGTACGAGAATGTCACCCAATGAACCGAACATACAAGATATTCGTACTCGTCTATTTGATCGTTCTTGGCGTTTGGGTTGCTGGGGTGTTGCTTACTCACTAGCTACCTTACTAATGGGCGCCACATCTGGAGTTCCCTCATTGACGATAGTCGAGGGGGGCATAACAGGACTAGGAACCTACATGAGTGGGGTTCATTGGGTCCTGATCGATGGCAAAAGGAAGATGCTGTACGACGCTTATCCTGATCTCGAGCATGGGGACTGGGTGAAAGTCGCTTGTACGGCTAAGTGTTACATCTGGGAGGTTCGGAAGTGAAGACCTTTATCCTGTTCTATGTCTTGTGGAATGGCGGCCATGGGCCTTCCGGCGTTCTGTCTGGAATACGGACGTTTAACACTTTGAGTGACTGCAAAACGGCCATCCCGCTGATGGTTCAGTCAATGAGAAGCCAATTCCCTTATCTCCCGATCGAATACGAGTGCAAAGAGGTCGTATTCGACACGAGCATATAAGGCTCTCTGAGCGCCCCTGATTGGGGGTGCCACCCTAGTACCTAATTAACGAGAAGTCGTCTCAGACGGCATCTCACGCGGCCCTAACACTGTATATGCGTGCAGGTTAGACCCCCACTCGAGGGTTATCGAGGCGTCTACCTGTGGATTCTCACAGGGCGAGGAAAACCATGACTGACGAACTAGCGCCGCAAGGCGAGGGCGAAGATGCGCCCGAAGACGATGCAGACGTAAGCCAATCTGACGTAGCCGAGGCGGACGCCGAGGTAGCTGACGAAGGAAACGAAGCGGATTCATCCCCCGCCGTCACCGATTCTGACGATACACCTGAGACGGCCACAAGTAAGGGCGTTCAGGCCCGAATCGATGAGCTGACAAGGCTTAGACGCGATGCAGAGCGAGACAGGGACCAATGGCGAGACTTTGCCCAACGGCAACAGGCTCAACCGGAGCCAGCTAAGGAACCGGAACAGCCAGAAGTACCGAAGTCGCTTGCGGATTTCAACTATGACGAAGCCCAGTACCGAGATCACTTGTTCGGGATTGCCGAGAAGCGCGCCGAGAAGGCCGCCGAAGGCGTAGCGTCCAAGTGGCACCAAGAGCAACAGGCTTTAGTCAATAGGCAGACGTTCGAGGCTCGCGCCGCCAAGTTTTCACAGACGGTAGACGATTACGAGAGCGTAGCCAACTACGCCCCGATCTCAGATCAAGTCGCATCAATAGTGATGGATTTTGAGGACGGGCCGGAACTGGCTTACTACCTGGGCAAGAATCCAGACGTAGCAACCCGAATCAGCGGGCTGTCCGAAAGGATGGCTTCGGCTGAGTTGGGTCGTATCTCCAATCGCTTATCCAGCCAGAAATCGAAGCCAAAGATTGTCAGCAAGGCCCCTCCGCCGCCCAAGAAATTAGAGGGCAGCGACCCCGGTGTAAAGGGACGAATAGACGATCCAAAGTTGTCCGACGCCGAGTTCGACAAGTTGCGGAGGAAACAAATTGCAGCTCGATAGCTGCTTTTTTCCTTCGAGGTAAATCATGGCTAATACATTAACCACTATCGATATGGTGGCCAGGGAGAGTTTGCGCATTGCGCATGAAAAGCTCTCGTTCCTGGGAACCATCGATAGAAGCTACGATAACTCATACGCCAAGGAAGGGGCGAAGATTGGGGATACGTTACGTGTCCGTAATCCGAACCAATACACGCGGCGTCAGGGTTCTCGTGTTATGGCTGTGCAGGATCAGAATGAGACGACTCAATCTGTGACTGTCGCAACGCAGGACGGCGTTGATATGAAGTGGAACTCTGCGGAGTGGAAGCTGAGTATTGACGAATACTCCAGGCGTTACATCGAACCCGCTGTTTCTGTCCTTGTGTCAGGCATAGAGGGAGATGTGCTCTCAGCCGTAACCAAGGATGTCTATCAGTTGACTGGTACTGCCGGAACGGTGGTTGGGGCTTCTGCTGACATTTCTGCAATCACGGACGCTCGAGCGAAGCTCAACCAACAGCTCGCCCCGAAAGACGGTAATCGTAACGTTCAGTTCGATTCCGTCACGATGGGTACTATTGTCAACGGCGTGCAGGGTCTGTTCCATGACGGAGGTCAGGTCAGTGAGTCATTCCGGGAGGGGTTCATCTCCCGTAATGCAATGGCGGACTTCTACGAGAATGAGAAGACCTACGTGCATACCAATGGCACTGATTCCGATGTGGCTTGGGCGGTTGACGATACGACTCGGTTAGCGACCGGAGACGCCGACGAGAACAACAGCGTTAACGTGTTGAACTTTGACGCGATGGGCACGGTTGTTCCCACAGTGGGAACGGTCTTCACCATTGATACGGTGTACGATTGTCACCCCGAGACGAAGGCTGCGTACTCTCATCGGAAGCAGTTGGTGATTACTTCCGTTGGCAGCATTTCCAGCAACCAGGCGGATATCACTTTCGCTCCCGCGCTGTATGCGGCTGGTCCGAAGCAGAACGTTTCAATTACGGGAACGACCTTTGCTTCAATCGAGGACGACGCAACGGTGCAGCATGGCGCCGCTTCGGCGAGCCTCCAACAGAACCTCATGTACCACAAGGACGCCTTTACGTTTGTCACGGCCGATCTGCCGCTCTACGCGGATGCAGACAAGGCCGTGCGAAGACAAAAAGACGGCTTGAGTCTGAGGGTCTGGCAGGGGTCGGATATCAGGAACGATGAGTTGCTCCTGAGACTCGACATTCTTTATGGCTGGAAGACGCTGCGACCCGAATGGGCTTGCAGGATCAGCAACTAAGGGAGGGTTAAATCATGGCTATTCCAGTAACACGAGAGCGCATTGACTATGGCTCTCCAGATGGCAGCGTGCTTCATGGCGCTGCTCGAGAAGTGGTGGATGGTGCGGGTACGGCTACTACGCTTACTGTAGCTCAGTCCGGCGCTTTGTGTCTGTTCAACACCGCAGCGGGTCAGGCTTACACCTTGCCTGCTATCTCGGCGCGGGACGTTGGTACTACCTTCGATTTCGTGGCAACCGTTACGGGTACGGGCACTTATTCCGTGACCACGGACGCGGCCACCACGTTTATCGGCGGCGGTCTCGATAGCTCGTCCACAGCGGTAGCGGAGGGCGGCGATACGTTTGTTGCTGATCCTACGGCGACGGTTGCGTTCACTGGCGACTCTGATCTTACAGGGCGACTTGTGGGTACTCACTTTTCAGTGACGGCCTACAGTACGACTACCTGGACTATCGGCGGTACGATGATGGGCGTAGGCACCTTAGCAACGCCATTTTGATAGTTAAGTAGTTAATTTAACTACCATTACCGGGGTTAGGCGTTGCGTATGTGGTGCTTCTTTTTGGCTTCCATATACGTAGCGCCTGCCTCTTCTGGTGTATCGAAGATGCCTAGACGGGCTTCGTTATTTTAACATGTAATTGAGGAATCAATATGGCTGCACTTACTCCTATCGAGGCCATCACTCGCCATGGGCAAATTACCCATAACGAGTGTCAGTACACAGTAGTGGATGTGGCCGATAACTCTACAACTGTTTATACAGGTCCGTGCATTCTTTACGGGCTTGTCGTTACGACCGTGCTATCTGCTCATGCTTTGCCTGTGTTGGATGGCGCGACGAATACAGTCGCCGCGCTCGCCGCGTCCGCTGCTGTTGGAACGACCACAAACTACGCCGGCATTCGATGCGATACGTCTTTGGTTGTCGATCCGAATGATGCGGCTACAGGGCGAATCACGGTTATCTGGCGCAAGGTCAACGCTGACTAATGGCGACCAATCTCGGGATAATCGAGGACGCGCTACGCGAACTCAATGTAATTTCGGAGATCGACTCTGCATCCGCCGAACAAGGCGCCCACTCTTTGCGTGCGCTCAATCGCATGCTTGAGGCATGGACCGAGAACGGGATTGATCTGGGGTACTTCAAGCAGTCCTCTACAGCCGACACCATCCCGATCCCTGAATGGGCCGAGGACGGAGTTATTGCCAAACTTGCGGTAAGGATTGCCCCCTTATACGGCGCTACTGTATCGCCTGAGTTGGCAGTAGCGGCGACCGATAGCTACCGCATGATTATGCGTAAGTCCATTGTCGATAAGGGGCAAGTCTCTGATATGCGCTATCAGCCAGCAGGAGAGGGTAAGTATCGGACTGGCGGCCGCATTCTGACTGAAACGTAATGCCTCGCTTCTCTCTACCCTTGCAGTCTTACGAACTGCGAAGCCGCCCTACGAGCCCTTCAAGGCTATTAAACTGCTATGCGGAGCAGCTACCACCAGACGCTAAGAGCCCGGTGTACCTCTCGAGGACTCCTGGCGCAAAGGCATGGACGACGGTAGGTACGGGGAGCATCAAGGCGATGCACTCGGCTCTAGGTCTGCTGTTTGTTGTTTCTGGGTCTGAACTCTACAAGGTCGATTCCAACAAGACGGCAACCCTACTGGGAAACATAGGGTCTCCAGGGAACATCGACATCGACTCGAATTCTACTTCGGTCGTCGTAGTAAATGACCCTTTGGCCTATTACTGGGACCAGACAACGTTCGGGCAGATCACCGACACAGACTTTCTCGCTCTAGGCGCGGGCGATGTGGAGTTCATTGATAACTACTTGTTGTTTCGACAGCCTGACTCTGGG